ACTAAGAACGTAGATGAAAGATTTGCTACAAAACTTTTAAATGAAACAGTATCTATGAGAAATAAATTAAATAAAGAAGAACTGTTTAGAGAACAAAGTCACGTTATCGCCCAGATTAATAAAAATATTTCAAAATCTGTTTTTTCTAATTTTGTTCCTTCATATAAATTTCTTGCTAGTATCGGACAGCTTTTTAATGATGATCTAAAGCCTAAAACAAAAGTTTTGTTAGAAAATCAAATTATTGACAATATGAAATCAGAAGAGACTAAAAAGCAAGGCAAAGAAATTAGGCTCGACAACACTGTCATTAACACTTTTGTAAAAAGATTTAATGATTCATATAATGATAAACTTTTGTCCGAACAGAAAACCCTGATAAATCAGTTTATTAAATCTTTTACCGATAATGGTTTAGAATTTAAAATTTATTTAGATCGAGAAATAAACAGATTACTCAGTGAAATAAAGAAGAACTCTGAGGACAAGGATATTTTAAGAGACGTCAGCATGAAAGAAAAATATCAAAAAGTCTTACATTTTCTTGAAAATGTTAATAAAAAACCAGTTGATGACGCGCTTATTCTTAAAGTTACTCAAATACAGCAATTGGTAAAAGAGATCAATTCTCATGATTAAAGTTAAAATTGATAATCTAATTGATGCAAGATTAAGATTAAAGGCCAAAAAAACAATGACGGGAGACATTGTTATTCTTGATCATCCAGATATTGATGTCATCGTAGCTACCGATGAAAATCGAGTTGTGTCTTACCCAAAAAAAGAATACGCTGATCATGTATATGCTGTACAATCTAGATTGTTTGATTATCTTACTCGAAAGGGTGTTTGTAAACATGGTTCTGTGAGAGCAGCTAATATTTTTGGTTCTCTACAGGGTACCCTCTTGGCCGATAAAGTTAGTAAACCTGCTGTTGACCCTACACAAGTTGCAATTTATTTAATTGCTAAGTTTTTGAAAAGCGAAATGGGTCATAATGATATTGTTGATGATTATCAGGAGGCAGCAGAAGAAGAATTAACGAAGCCGCCAGAAGATGAGACAACGCCTCTCGGCA